CGCAGCAACAGGGCAAAGGCTCGCCTCCAATTGGCGGACCCGGACAGCCAATTGGAAGGGGCAAACAAGCTGCACCACCTGCTGCTCCCGCACCACCCCCCGGAGCTGGAGCACCACCCGGATTACTTGGAGGTTAAGTCATGGCTTTTTCTGGATTGCTTGGGTTTGCTGCCGGCGCGGGTAAGTCGCTGGAGGAAGTCGCTGACGCGCGCCTGAAACGCTACCACGACGTTGATACCGCTGCCGAACGTGAGGCCGCGCAAAAGCGCATGGAAGAACGTGTCGCTGCACAGGCTATCAAGAATGAAGAACGCTTGCTTGCTGCCAAACGAGCCGAGGAAAAGTACCAGCAAGACCCTGAAGTTATCCAAAGACAGCTTGACGCTGAAAATGCAAGGTTTGGTGGTTCTGCTGAAAAGCAGATCAAGACAGGGCAAGAACAGCAGCAGGCTGACAACCCTGTCATAACAGCTGGGATGAAAATTACGTCTGAGGAAAAGATTGCTGCGAACAGGTTGGCTTTTGATAAAACTAAAGCACAAGAGGACAAGACTAAAGATAAGGCACTCAAGGAAACTGAAATATCCGACAGGGTAAAGGTCGGGTATCGCCAGCTGCAGGAAGCCTACGGCATGAAGTTCGACGCTTTCGATAAAGCGCTCAACCCGGACATTCTCAAGAACAACACTCAGTTCTACAAAGATGCAGAAGAACTTGAGGCCACCTTGCGCGCTAACCCTAATCGGTATCCGCATGAGGTCATAGCAAAGATTGTCGAAAGAAATCGCAAGGGCGAAGCGGAAGCAGCGACTGCAAAAACTGAAGCTGCCAAGGAAGCCAAGAAAAAAGAAGATTCTGAAAGTGTTGTTGGCAAACTTAAAGCTGCCGGTAAATGGCTTTTCAGCACCCCTGAAGAAAGAAAGGCCGCTGAAGATGCAGATGCCGCAGCTGCGGCAAAAACAGGAGGTGCAGCTGCACCTGCACCCGCAGCAAAATCGATGCTTGAGCAGCCAAAGGATGGTACTGTACGTCAGATCAACGGGAAGGACTACGTCTTCACAGGTGGCGAGTATGTAGAGGTTCTGCCCGGTGAAACCCGCGAGCAGACCATACTGGCAGCGGCGAAGGAAAGAGCTGAAGCGGCTAAGGCTGCGGGGGGTGCAGCTGGTACTGAAACTCGGACACCGGTAGAAGCCGCCGCAGAAAGAAAAGCGGGCGTTGCCGCCGCAGCTGCAGCTAATCCAGCTGGCGCTATTTCACCGGCTGACGCCGAAGAACAGGCGCTGGCGTCTACGGCTCCGACAGTTCCGGCACCGTCGCCAATGCCTGCGAATATTGCAGCTAGTGCGGCTAGTACAGGCGCAGCACCGTCTGCAACTTTGACGCCCATGCCAGCGAATATTGCAGCGGCTGCTGGTGGCGGTACGCCGCCTGCACCTGCACCAGCAGCTCCGGCAGCTCCAGCTCCAGCTCCGACAGCGACAGCTGCTCCCGCACCTTCGCTGTTGAATCCCGCAACCGCTGTACCCGCGCCCACGCCTTTGACGGGTCCAATTGCCACACCTCCACCCGGTGCACCGCCAGCGTCTGAAACACTGACGCCCATGCCTGACGCTATTGCAAAGTCAGCGCAGGGCGCAGAACCGCCATTGCTCAACACCGCACCCAACGTGAGCGAGGAACGCAAGATCGCTGAGCAGCAGCTGGAACAGCGCATGGCGCAGACAATAGGCAAGATTACCGGCAAGGGTGCGACTGCACTGACCACACCGGAAACGCAAGCCACGACCAACCTGCCGGAAGCAAAAGCACCCGCTAAAGCTGCCACCCCTGCTGAGGTGGGTGAAGCTGCCCGTGCGGTTGGCGTAACGCCCGTGGCAGACAAGATCGCGCAAAGCACAGGCAAGGCGGTTGCAACAGCTAAACCACCGGCAACTGCAACCCCGAAAATAAGCGGTATCTTGGCGGAGAAAAAAGCACCCACAGTTCAGACGTTTGACACCGTTGAAGCCAAGCATGCTGCTGCCAAGGACATGATCAAACAGGCTGAAGCTGAAGGTGCAAAAGGTAATCATAAGACTTCAATGAAGCTGTACGATGACGCCAACGAGCTGCTATCTACGGCACAGGTTAAGGAGCTGACAACAGCAACGCCAGCCAAGACCCCTGTGGCTAGTAAACCAGCCAAGACTGCAACGCCTGACGCAGCTGAAAAGGCGATGGCCTCTCTCGCTGGCGGCGGTGCCCCTGTGGTCAAAGCTGAGCCAAAGAAACTGGCTTCCGGGCAGATTGAGCTGGGCAATATCGATGTTGAAAAGATCGTTCCGATCAGGAACAAGGACGGCTCCTATAGTACGGTAGCGAGCGTTTCCATGAACTTTGATAACAAGGAAGTGCTGTTTCCAAGGGTGGTCAACGGCAGGCTTGTTTCCGTCAAGGAAGCAGCCCAGCACTATCGGGATACAGGGGAGCACTTGGGTAAATTCAAGACCCCAGCTGCTGCAACCGCGTATGCCCAGCGTCTGCACGAGACAGAGGCAGCGAGGGTCACCAAGCTGAACGCTGCGGCAAAACGGAAGCAGGAGCTAGAGGGTTTCAATTCTGGCACAAAACCGGCAGGTGGGCCTGCTAAAAAAACTGACGAAGTCAGGACGCATGAAACTGCAGTCTCAGAAAAAGCCGCTGGCGTTGCCGCCGCAAAGAAAGCCCGCGTGATTGAAACGGCTGGTGAGGCTAAAGATCGCGAGTTTGCCGCGCAGCAAAAAGCTTTCGACGAAGGCTCTAAAAAGCAGCAGGCTGAAAACAAGACGCCTGCAAAGCCTACGCCTGTAGTTGCAATCAAAACAGATAAAACGACTCCGGCGTATAAGGCACCGTCCAACTTGGGTGAAAAGGCGAGCGACGAGTTTGCTGACAGGCAGAAAGAGTTCAAGACCAAGGTGGCGGAGCAGCAGCGTCAAGACCAGCTGAAGGGCTTCAACGATAAGACCGAGTCAGAGCGTTTGGCTAATAAGGCCAAGGGTCTTGGCGAGCGTGGAAAAACCTCGGTCGCGACCATACGCGACAAGGACAAGCTGGCTGAGAATAGGGCAATCCGCAGGGAGGAAGAACGTAAAACTCAGATTGCCGCTGACAAGGAGAAAGCTGAGAAACGTGCAGCCATGATCGCTGCGGCTACCAAAAAAGCTGAAGATGCCAAGAAAGCAAAATTGGCTGCAATCAAGAAACGCGAGGACGACCGTATCGATGCTCAGATAAACAAGGAGCGCAATGCCTATGTCTATTCAGCGAAAGAACTGGAGCAGGGTGAAGTTCTTCCATTGCCCAACTCTGTGAAAAACATGGACCCCGGCGCAATCTACGCAAGCAGGAACGCGGCAGGTAAAAAGACTTACTATACCTTCGACAAGAAAATGAATAAGGCAGTACAACTTAATGTTCGCCAGTGAGTAGGGAAGTCCAATGCTCAGAAAAAGATTTAGCCCTGACGAGGTTGCAGAACTAGACGCTCAGGCTGAAAAGGCTACGACCGCTGACCAAGCGATTGCTGAACAGGACGCCGCTGTCGAAACAGCTACAGCAGAACCTGTACTGACTGCGGAACCGACAGGTGAAGCAACAGTAGAAACAGCACCGGCAGAATTGACCACAGGGGCGCGTAGTCGCTTATCAGCGACAGAAGCTGCGGCTGCTCCGGCAGAAGGTGCAGCTGTTGGCAAGCGCGGGCGCCTGTCACTGGAAGACGTCGACAAGATCGACAACCCGGCAGATCGCACTGTAGGTGAAGCGCTCAAGGATGCTGGTATCCAGCTCCTAACTGGCGTGAACAATATGTTCGGCGCGGCTGTCAGCTTTGCGGCACCCGAGTCCGACTTTGCCAAGAGCATAGCCGACGCGAACAAGAAACTTTCCTCCGGCATATCCGGCACTACCAAGCAGCTCGAACTGAACGCTGAGCAAAGAATTGCCGAGGCTGAAAAGCGCGGGCAGGTTCAGGCTTTCCTGCAGTCCATGAGCGAGTACACGAGCCAGCCAGCGCTCATGCAGAAGTACATTCTTGAGAACGCCCTGTCATTCACTGCACCGCTTGCCGTTGGCAAAGCCCTGCAAGCTGTCTCGACATGGATGAAATTTTTCGGCAATACAGCTGGCGCCAGCGCTGCCAGCCGTGCCGCTGCCACCGCCACAGCGCGCAACCTCGGAGTGGCTGGCGCTGCCACTACCGGCGCCGTTCTTGAAGGTGGTGGTGCCAGAAGCGAAGCCTTTGACACGCACAGGAAGGACTACCTCGACGCCGTCAAAAGACAGCTGGAGGGCAGGGAGCCGAAAGAAGGCGAAGTCAAGGTCGATATCCCGCACTACGACAATACCCCCGCAGGACAGGCGCAGGCAGAGGCCGACGCCGCCCAGTACGGCATAGAAAAGAGCCGCGTTGCAGGTGCTGTCGGTACCGTAATCGGTGCAGTCGCTCCAGTTACCGGCTTGGGCAAAATGCTGTTCGCGTCAGAGGCTGAGAAGGCAGCGGCAAAGAAATTTGGCAAGGACGTCATACTTCCTACCGTGGCAGAAGGTGGCATGGAGGTCGTGCAGGAAGTTGCTCCGCAATCTGCTGTCAATCTCCAGCGCGAGAAGCCCATGTTCGAGGGTGCCGGCAAGACTGCGGCACAGGCATTAATCGGGAGCAGTCCGGGCACCGCGATCACGGCCGGACTCGGTATGCACGACTACTACAGCCAAGTCGTCAATAACCCTGACCCGTCGAAGACACCATTGCCAGCTGGAGTCATGGGGGCGCAGTCCACCGACGAGCTTATCAAGGCTTCGATGGCAGCTGTCACTCCGACAACTCAGCCAGCTGCTGAGGTAGAGACTCCAGCAGGTGTATCCCATGCCGAGCTGCTGGAGGAAACCGACGCCGAGCTTGCGCGCATGGAAGCTGCGAAGCAGTCTCCCGTGGCGTCAGCTACTGGTGAAGCGATCAATGCTGCGGTAACTCCGGGCAACCTTGGCGGTGCCTTTGACCAGAACCAAGCGGGCACCGTCACTCCCTCGGGTGCGGGACCGTCGGAGATGGAAGTCAACATTCAGACTGACCAGCCGCACAGTCCGAACGTTGAGTTACCAATCGTCGAGCGCGACCTCGCTGCCGGAATAGCGGAACCGCAAAGACCGCCTGTCTCCAACGAGCAGATCGTGTGGCTGGACAGCTCGGTCGATACCGGCTTGGAGTGGAACGAGAAAAAACAGAATTTCAAGCACCCGGCTGGCTGGGCGTTTCGTCCTACCACTGACGCGGAAACAGCGTACCTCAAACAGAAGATAGCCCAGCGGGATGCAGCTGCAACTGCGGCTGCACCGGCTGCAACGACCACAGAACCAGCTGCGACTACGCCAGCCGCGACTACGCCCGCTGCAACGGCTGTAGAACCGACAGCTACAACTCCGGCAGCGACAACACCAGCTGCCACTGCAGCGCCGGCAACGACCACAGAAACGGCTGCACCTGTGCTGCCAGCTGCCCCTGCCACGGAAGCGGTGACGTCGACTGCCAAGCCTGCGGTAACTGAGCCAGCTGCTACGGTAACTGAGCCAGCAGCGACCGGTACCGAACCTGCGGCGGCTAGGACGATCGCAGGCAACACCGAGAAGGAGCAGGTAGAAGCTGCCCTGCTACTCGCCAATGCGCTGCACACTCGTGTCGCTATGGATGAAAATGCTTCGCCGGAAAAACAGGCTGCGGCAATGGCAGACCTGAAGAAGGCGCGGGAAGACTATGAAGCTTTCCAAAAGAAAGGTGCCCCAGCAGCGACAACTACTGCACCGGCAGCAACAACGACACCGGCAGCAACAACGACACCGGCAGCAACAACGACACCGGCTTCACCGGCTTTACCGGCTTCATCGGCACCAGCTACAGAAACTGTCAAGGCTCCTGCCTCACCACAGGAACGCAAGTCATCCGTCGATCGGGTAACGAGCATACTGGACAAGCAGGCCGGACGCCTGTTCCAACAGCTGAAACTTCGCGGTGAAAAGGGCAAGAAAGGTGGCGTAGTCGTAGCCCACGATCTTGAGCATGCTGCCGAGCTTTACTCCCAGCGTACCGGCATGCCAATGGATGAGGCGCGCATGCACGTCAGTGGCGAGGAAACTGTCGATACCGACACCCAAGCCTTCTACGACCCGGACAGCGGCATAACGTACCTGATAGCCAATCAGCTGGACGAGAAGAACGCGCTGCCCGCCCTGTACCACGAGATGACGCATGCGGTAGCCACACCGGAACTTAATGCGATGGGCGAGGCGTTGCTCAAGGGCAAGAACGTAACGCCTGAAATGAAGGAGTTCATCAAAAAGGTGCAGCAGCGCCGGACAGACGCAGGGCAGCAAAACAACAAGGAAGAAAGCGCCACCTACATTGCCGAGGAAGCACTTTTACAGGGCAGGCAGAAGGGTTTTTCCGCGATCGATAACACATTCTTTGCCGGTATCGCTGACGCCTTCGGCAAGCCAACCGGCACATTCATGCGCGCGTGGGTTGCCAAGGCACGGGCACACCTGCACGAGCGCGGCATTGTCACCAAGCTGACCGTCGACGACTTGCTCGCCGTCGTTAAGGCGCGCACTGAAAAGCTCGCGCGTGAGGGCGAGAAGCGGACAAAAGAGGAGAAACAGGCAGCGACTGACGCCCACGAAGCACAGCTTGCCGAGGAGGAGCAGGCAGCTGAAAAGCCCCCTGTGGTCAGTGAGGAATCAAAGCGGCTCGAAAAGGCCAAGACCACGCTTGCCGAGGAAATGAAGAAGGCGGCTCCCGAGAAGAAGGAATTGCCAACTGAAAAAGCGCGTAAAGCAAGCCTCAAGCAGCTTGAGTCTGAGATTACCGCCTTGGAAAACAAGGAAGAACTTACAAGCGCAGAGGAGTCGAAACTGGACACCTTGCGTGAACAGTACGACAGCACCGTTAAGGAAGAATCGCAAGGCGAGGAAACCACCCCTGTGGTCAGTAAAGAAACTGTCACAGAAGAAAAACCTGCTAAGGAAAAGCAGGCACCGCTTTTTACAGAAGAAAGAACGACTGAGGAGAAACTGAAGCACCCGACCATCAACGTCGATGGCGTGGAACGTCCACGGCTCAACAGTCAGGGCAACCCAATAGCGCTCAAGAATATTGAGCTGGTCAACTTCTGGCGCTGGTTTGATGGCAGCGAGATGACTGACATATACGGCAGGCCGATTGTTGTATCCAAGGTGCCCATGTCGTACTTTAAAACTGGTGGTGAAGCAGCGCGGACAACAGAAGCCCAGTTCGTCACGATCATACACAAGGAGGGCACACCGCCGCTGTACGTCAAGGCAAAGAATATCTTCGACTTGCAAAAGCGTGAGCACACGACAAAGGTGCACGATGCGTTGCAGGAAATGGAGGACTTGGGCGAGGACTTGAAGAACGTCAACCCGCGCGAGTTCTATCAGGACTTGCGCTTCGATGGCTTCTACACCGAGTTCAAGAATGGCAATCGCGGCAACGTGGTGGGCTTGTACGAGCCTGCCGAGGTGAAGTCAGCGAAGGCTGCAGCTGCCAGCAATATCCTGCGGAGTGCCAAGAAAAAGGCTGACATTTACAGCCAGCTTGAAAGCATATTCAACAAGGTGCCTGACCACTTGTTTACTTCGGGTCCGCTGTTGAATATGTGGGTGGCGAACAACGTTGCCAACAAGACGTTGTCAGCAAAGGCGGTGCTCGATACCGGTATCAGCAAATGGTTGCGGAACAACCACGACATTACCAGACAGGAGGTCATGGACTTCCTGAGTGATGCGCGTGATGCTGCGGACTCCAAGAGCGCCAGTGCTGCCTTGCGTAAAGCAGGCGCCCACGGAAATGCTCAACCTATCACAACGCAGTCGTGGGTATCGCAACCTGCGGCTCCAACTTCGACTACTGCTCCAGCATCTAGCAGGACGACTACGCCACCACCAAGCAGGACTGCTCCTGCAACGCCGCCACCAAGCAGGACTACGCCGCCAATTAATACGGCACCGCCTAACTCGCCGGCAGCAACTAATACGCCTGCGTTACCACCAATTGATACTGGCAAGCCGCTTGGCAAGCTGATCAACCTGTTTACGCGCAATCAGCTTGTGCAGGTGTACCAGAACTCCATTATCGGCAAGCACCTCAAGCAATATAAAGCCTTGCGTGAGAGCCTGTCTGCGAGCGAGAACCATGCTATTTCGCAGGCTGACGAATTTTTGGAAAAGCTGCGGACGATACCGGCGAACCAGCGCACTGCCTTTGCGGAGCTGGCGCACCTGTCGACGATACACAATGTAGACCCTTCGACACCGACTTATACACCATCGAATGAGATACAGCGCCTGCAACAATTTGCGGCGAGGATGCACAACATCAGGAACCGGACACCGGCACAGCAAGCGCTGCTCACCCGCGTGTTACGACAGCTTTCTGACCACAGGGACCAGTACCGCATAAGACGTGCTGCTTTCCAGAATATGTCTCCCAGCGCACAGGCGTTATTTGTGGGCTTGAAGGACGAGTACCGCAGGAGCATACGTGACCTGTTTGCTGCGACCAAGGCACGGGTACGCCGCATGCCGGGGCTGAAGCTTGCTGCCAAGGTAAAGGCCGTCAAGCAGCTTGACGATGAAATGAAGAAGTTTCTCGATCGTGTGTACTTCCCCCTCTATCGCAGTGGCGATTATGTGCTTATAGCCAATCGCCCCGGACAGCCTAATATCGTGTCCTATTTCGACTCGGAGCGCGAGTCGAATACCGCCAAGAAGCAGCTTGAGGCAGCTGGTTACACAGTCACTGCCACCAAGCGTGACGAGCACCACCAGAAGATCAAAGCTGCCAAGGCGCTGGAGAGCATAGCGACCAAGATAAGCAACGCTTCTACTACCGGAACGATAGCGGGCAAGCAGCTTATAGGTTTGCTGGATGAGATAGACCAGCTCATCATCAACTCGCTGCCCGATCGATCGTTCAGAAAGTCATTCCTGCACCGCAAGAATACTGCCGGTTACTCGGACGATTTCATCCGTGCGTACAGCGACACGATGCGTAAATCGGCATCACATATCGCGAACCTGAAGTACGGCGACCGGATTGATAAAACGCTTTCCGACATGAAGGACGTGGTTGACAGTGTGCCACCCGGAAGTGATAACCGCGCGATTCACGAGGTGTACACACGCATGCGTCAGCAGGAGGAAGATATCACCAAGAAAACGGGTGCCTTCGCTTCTTTTGCTGGTCGTGCAGGCTTCTCGATGATGTTGGGTTCGCTGTCCAATTTCGGCTTGAACCTGACGCAGACAGCTATAAATACTTACCCTTACCTTGGTGCAGAGTATGGCTTCACCAAGGCAGGTTTGCACCTAAGCCTTGCTTTTACGCAGCAGTTCAGCAAGTTCAATAAGGCCACGTCTTTGCAGGCAGCGGGCAAGATATTGGACATGCGTCCACGCTTGAACCAGACAGAACGGGATATTTTCGACAAGCTTTTTGATGCCAAAAAAATTGACCACACGCAAGTGCACGAGATGATGGATGCGGCTACTAACCCGTCAAACAAGTACAGTGCTGCCGAGCAAAACATCATGAAGGTTATTTCCCTGCCACAGCACATGAGTGAAATTGCTAATAGGCAGGTTACCGCGCTGGCGACAATCCGCTTGGAACTTGCCCGTTCAGGTGACGTTGACAAGGCGTACACAGCCGCTGCCAACGCGATCGATAACACGCACTTCGAGTACAGCAAGGAGAACCGCGCCAAGATCATGACTGGCGACATGTCGCGTGTACTGCTCATGTTCAAGCAGTTTGGTCAGAATCAGGCGTTCTTTTGGGGCAACACAGCAAGGCTGGCGTTTGAAGGCAGCAAGACCTTGGACAGCGAAGGAAATCCTGTGGTCAGTAGCGGTAACAGAGCTGAGCGCAACAAGGCCAGAAGGCAACTTGCCGCGATGCTTGGTGCTCAGTTTGTTGCTGCCGGCGTTCTTGGACTGCCCATCTTCTTGGAGGCCGGGGTTGTTGCTGCGGGCGTGGCAGGCTTTAAGATAGGCGGCTCCAAAGGTGCATACACAGGTATCGGGCTGGCTGTACTTGCCGCGATAGCTTCCTCGTTCGGTGACGATGACGAGGAGAAATTTGAGACAGAAGTCAAGAACTGGATAGCCAACACCTTCGGTGAGGACTTGGAGGATTGGATTTCCCACGGCTTCGTACCGCGTGGCTTGGCGGCAAGACTTGACGCAAGCGAGCTGCTTTTCAAGAAACCAAAAGATACGACTACTCGCGAGGAGTGGTTTAAAGAAGCAGCGAAGGTTGCTGCCGGGCCGTTTGGCGGTGTAGTAATGGACGTCGGTGAAGGTACCGCAAAGATTCTTGAGGGTGACGTGGGCGAGGGTGCGAGACAGGGCTTCCCGCTTAAACAGGCCAAGGATATGTTGCAAGCCGCCAAGTGGATAGGTGACGACTACAAGATCAAATTGGCGAATGGGGAAGTGCTTACAGGTGTTACTGCTGGGGATGCAATCGTCAAGATGATAGGCTTCAACCCCTCTGTTGCTGTGAAATCCCGCGAATACTACAATGCCATGAAACAGCTGGATAAAGCGCTCACCAAGAAGAAATCTGACACGCTGGAAAAGGCAATCAAAGCCTACGACAAAGAAGATATTGAAAAGACCAAAGAGATTGTTTTTGAGTACAACGCGCAAGCACCGGTTGGTTACAACATAGAGGGCAGTACAGTGGGTGACCAGCTGAAAGAGGAGTACCGGCACACAATCGAGCGCGCGCGTGTGACGAGGGACGAACCCAAACTGGATACACTGGAAAAACGCATCACGTACCGCAAGCCGCCGCCTAGACAGCTTGAGCATGCCGAATAAATTTTTCATTCAAGAGGTTAATCATGACGCTATTAAAAATGGGTGACAGAGTAAAGCAGGTGGTTAAACCGATTGAGGGTACGGTTGCTGATGTTCGGTACTACTCCAAGACGGGCACCTTTGAATTCCTTGTGAACTACACGACAGAAGACGGTACGCCTTCCCAGCGCTGGTTCCAACAAAAAGAAGTGGAGGCAGCATGATGATCGGTGGAAGTGAACAACTGCATTGCAAGGATGCGAGCAGCGCAAGCATCACGCGTAACAGTGGTATCAAGGAGAAACTGAAGCTGCATGGCAGGTACGACGTTGTCTGTCGCGGTCCAGACGGCAAGATCAAGTGGGAAAGCCACATTGACAACTTGGTCACGACAGAGGGTGAAAACGACCTGCTGAACAAGTACCTTGCAGGCTCAGCCTACACAGCTTCTTTTTTCCTTGGGCTTATCTCCAGTACAGGGTACACCTCGGGTCCGGCTGACACCGACACAATGGCGCTGCATCCCGGATGGGTCGAGGGTGGCTTAGGCACAGTGCCAATCTACTCTCAGGTTTCCCGTCCTGCGGCATTGTGGGCACCTGCGGCTAGCGGCATAAAGGCTTTCTCTGCCGGAGTGCTGTACTCGATAACCACAGGGGGCACGTTCAAGGGCTGCTTCCTGACAACCGTATCGACCAAGGACGGCACAGGCGGCTTGCTGTTTTCTGCGGGTACGTTCTTTGACGGTGACAAGGTGGTATCACCTGTTGATTCGCTGACCGTTACCTACTCACTGGCTGTTTAATGTAGGGGAAGGCACATGGCTGATATCACAGCAAGTGCTGTAGAAACGCTTAATGCAGTCGATTCGTCGACTGCAAGAATAACTGCGACTCAGGCGGAGCAGGTAGAGGAACTTGTCGCTCAGGATTTCTCCACTGCGTCGAACGTCACCAGTGCACATACCAGTGAAACGATCTTCCCTGTAGATCGATCTGTGGCGATTGTCACGGGTCCGCTGACCAGAAGCACGACCATCGTCATGACCAATATCAATGGTACCTTTCCAACAGGCAAGGTCAAGATTGGCGGCACCGTGGTCGGTACTTGCGTCGGTCCGCAGTCTATAAATGGTGGTTCTACTGCCAAGCTAAGGGCAGAGTACGCGAACCTTGCAGCTGACGTGCAGCGCTCCCTGATCGACCCGGTGCCGGGTTCAGGGCATGTGCTCGGCGTGTGGCTGTACAACGACGTCGTGTATGCCTTCCGCAACCACGCTGACGGTCAGTCCGCGATCATGTACCGGAGCAGCATCGGCGGCTGGCAGTATGTAGACCTCGGGTTCGAGGTGGCCTTCAACTCAGGCGGCAATGACGTGCTGGTTGCCGGCGACATAATCATAGGCAATACGTCGAACGCAGTGGCAACACTGACCGGCGTAGTGCTTGAGCGCGGTACGTGGGCGTCAGGCAGTGCTGAAGGACGGTTCATATTTGCCAGTTCCGTTGGCACTTTCCTGAGTGGCGAAACTGTCGCCTTTGCCGGACACCCGAACGCCGCAACAATTTTCTCGATGACCACACCGATCACGCTTCTGCCAAACGGTCGCTATGAGTTTGGTAATTTCAACTTTGCCGGCAGCAGCACCTCGTTAAAAATGTACGGTGTGGATGGCGTGAACCGTGGCTTTGAGTTCGATGGCACAGCTTACATTCCGATACAAACAGGCATGTTCCCCGACACACCGCTGCACCTGACAGCCTTCAAGCAGCACCTGTTCTACTCCTACGGCAGCTCGGTACAGCACTCTGGCATCGGTACCCCGTTGACGTGGACAGTCATTACGGGTGCCGCAGAACTTGCAATGAGCGATGACGTGACCGGCTTCATGCCGCAACCGGGTGGTGAAACGACTTCCGCCTTGGCTATCTTCAGCCGCAACAGCATCAAGATTCTGTATGGCGCGGCATCAACCAGCTGGAACCTTGTCTCGTTCAAGATCGAGATAGGTGCGGTACCGTACACAATTCAGCAGGTGAGCAAGACGATCATGCTGGACGATCGCGGCCTGACCAACCTTGAAACGTCACAGAATTATGGTAACTTTGCCGACGCGGTCCTGAGCAAGCTCATCCAATCGTTCCTTGTGTTAAGACGCTCCAGAAGCGTGGCCTCATCGGTATGCCGTGACAAGAACCAGTATCGTCTGTATTTTAACGACGGCTCGGGGCTATACGCCACGACTGATAACGGGCAGATGATAGGCATACTGCCTGTCCTGTACCCCGATATCCTGTCCTGCGTATGCTCGCTGGAGAACCTTGTTGGCGAGGAGGAAATGTACTTCGGGTCCAATAACGGCTTCGTCTATCGACAGGACGTGGGCACCAGCTTCGATGGCTTGCCGATAGATTTCCACATGAGCTTGGCCTTCACGAACTCAAAAAGCCCGAGGGTCATAAAGTCGTACCGAAACGCGGTAATCGAGGCATCCGGCTTGGGATATTCAGAATTTGCACTAGGATTCGATCTTGCCTACTCGACGACAGAGATGAACCAGTTCCCGGCACAGCCCGGTATCGTTTCCCTGTCACCCGTGCTGTGGGATAGTGGTATATTTTGGGACAGTGGCGCCGTGTACGATGGCGTGTCATTGATTCCTGTGCAGTTTGAGCTGGGCGGTGATGCCGAGAATATATCCATATACATTCAGGGCAGCGGTGACCACTTCTCGCCGGTCAGGTTCAGCGGCGTACTCATCCACTATACAACCAGACGTCTGATCAGATAGGAGGCACCATGCCAGCAAAGAGCAAAGCGCAATTCAAGTTAATGGCTGCAGCAGCCAACAACCCGAAGCTTGCCAAGGAGAAGGGTATTCCATCGAAAACTGCCAAGGAATTCATTCACGCAACGACAAACTTCAAAGAGCTGCCGGCAAAAGTTAAAAAGAAATAATGATCAGGGACATTATTGAGTGGTTGCTGTGGCTGATATTCATCGCAATGATTCTCTATTTAATCTT